CAGTGATGGTGTCGCCCGCCTCGAGAACGACTTTTTGGTCGCCGCCTACAACAGCTAACGCGCCGCCCGGAAGAAGCGTGGCATCTTTCACAAGAAACGCCGAACTCCCGCCACTCTTATTCAGCTTGGTCGAGACGGTTACGTTGCTAGACGTAGTGTTAGCAAACGACAGACCGATTAGTGTGGCGGTCGTACCGGAACTAACCGTAGGCGTCACCGTAGTGGGACTGCCTGAAGTTCCGATGCTCGCCGATACTTGTGATTTGAATGCCATGTTTTACCCCAGTGCAATCGCCATAGCGATCGCTGCGTTGGTTGCCTCAGTCGTGCTGTAGACATCCAAATTAGTTCTCGCCGTTGAAGCGTTCGCCACGTCACTGAGGTTGGACGACTTCTCCATCTTGTCCGAGTTCAAGTTAGAAAAGTTGCTGTCCACCTCAGTGTTGCTTAGTGGCGACCCTTTGGTACTTCGAAGAGTGATCGTTGACATCTCTTCTCCCCCTTAGCTATTAGCTAGCGCTCAGGGTGATCGTCCAAGTTACGGTCATGGTGTCGTCCGCAGCCTTGTTAACCACACTGAACACGGTACGGCAGAGCATGTCGCCAGAAGTTGAAGCGTTGAAAATACCTGCTTCGGTAACCGCGCCGGTCGCGTCGCCTGCTTCAAAAGAAGCTACGTACTGAACTTTCTCGCTGTTGGTGCCAGTGATGGTGGTGCTATCCAGTACTTCACGTGAACCGAGGATTGATACGAGGTCAGTCTGACCTGCAGCTGCAGCAGTGGTGCCTGAACCCAGAGCCATGTGAGACATGACGCCCTTGGTGGTGCCAACCATGCGAGAGGCGATATAAGCAAGACCCGCGTTTACAACAAGGTTCTTCACCTCGCGAGAGTCTTTGACATTGCCATCCTTGTCTTTCAGAACAATGTTCAGTTGACCGGATAGCTTCAGAGTTTCGTTAATCATAGCGATTCCTTTTTCAGAAAGTTCTGGAAGCCCCGACGTAGTCTTCCGCAAAGTAGGTGAAGTCGCAGTACCCTTGACTTCGCAGTGACCCCGTGTCGGTAGTCGAGGCCAAATCGGATTTACCCAACCCCGGCGTCAAGAAACTTGAATCCGTGATTCCAAATGAGTCGGTAAAGGGTGCGAGCATTACGCTAAGTGCAATCTGCTCTAGAACTCGCGGAGTGTCTGACAAGGGCTTGCCTATGTCGAAGAACTCCGTGTGAGTGAGACCAGCTACATCCGATACATTTTTGCCAACGGCCAAAACGTCGCCGTCTGATATAGCTGTTGTGTCAGAAAATTGACGATAAAACGATACTGCCCGGAAAAACGTGTCCGTAACAGTAGCTACATGCGTCATATTCTTAAAGAACGACATCTCTTGGTCGTCCAGAATAGAAGCTGCGCCGTCTATATCGTCGGTAACGCCGACCGAATCTACAAGATATTTAGCGAACGCTAACGTCTCGTCATCGGTAAACCCGGCGGTATCCTGTGTATTTTTGAAGAACGCGAGGGTGTCGTCGTCCGTCAGTAAAGTCGGTGCTTCCGTAATCGCCTTGCCGAAGGCGTAGAACTCAGCTTCTGCCACCGCAGCCGTGTCTTCCTTCACCTTCTTGGTAAAGATCACGGTGTGATCCTCAGCGCCTGCAACAAACTCGCCCAGTGACTTACCCACCGCCAGTGCGTGCGCTTCAGAAGCCGCTGCAGAGTCTGCCAGAGCTTTGTAGAAGTCGAAAACAGCGTCTTCCGAGACCCACGGCTGTTCAGCCAATGCCTTGTAGAACGCCAGTACTGCGTCTTCCGAAACAGCCGCATTGTCGGTACGCGTCTTGAAGAACTCAATCAGCATTCCGTCGATGCTACCGACACCATCCAGCAATTCGACGTTATTGTCGAAGAATTTCTCGATCAAGAAGTGGCCCAACTCCACGCCCATTTTGATGGGTGAGGTTGAGGCGGATAGCGTTATACCAAGGCGACTTGCCGCAAGTGTTATTCGGGCAATTACCTCAGCTGAGGTCAGCTTCATGCGAAGTCTTCCCTGACCTTAAATTTCAGCAGTTCGTAAATGGTTTCGCGTACGCCAGAAGCACGAACGATTTCGATCTCGCCCTCGTAATCACCAGCGTCCACATTAAGGTCGCCAGCTTGCCAGTTGAGGATTGCAACACCTGTCGTCGCAGTCTGCGGGTTGACGAATGCCGCACGCGAAAAGATCGGAGTCGTATCGCCCAGTGCGCGGAAGTGCAGCGTTACAGTAGCACCAGTTAGGTCTGTCGCGGTCCCAGTGTCTTCATCTGTGAACGTGAGGCGCAGCTGTGGACCCGTGTCGCCCTGTACGAGTTTGATCTTCTCAGCCATTAGATTCTCCGAAGTTTCACGCCGAGGTCAGAACGCATGTGTCCGCGTATCGCTCGGGAGCGGGCTGTATTGATCGCCTGCCGGAACAACATCATCTCTGCCGCGCCAAGTTGTGGATTGGTGTAAGGCTTGCCCGGAGACATCATCAGGCGCGCCTTTGCGCCACTGCCGATCGCTTCGGCGTAATCCTCAAAGATCACATCGTCTACAGTCGTAGAGGAGCGCGTTGGCTTCAATGCGATACGCAGGGTCAGCGAATTCGTCGCGGTCTCCTGCGGGATCGGGTACACCGTAAACGTCCGCTCATCCTTCTGCAGGATTCTCTGCGGATCAGAGCGGCTGACATCTGCGCCTGTGAATAGACGGTTGTAGACCTCTGACTTGTTGATGTTGTCAGGGGCCGACTGAACAAGTTCGGTTCCCTTGTACCAAGCCTTCATTACGCGGGTAACCAGCGTACCTGTCGGCGGCTCGAGGTCGTAGTCAACAATGCCTGCGACTATCGTGACTGGATCATGATCGCGCTGCAGGATCAGGGAGTTCTCACAGAACTCGATGCATGCGTTGCGGATCTCATGCTCGGCCAGCTGCGTAGTGCAACCGGGCACGTCTGGCATGACGTAGTCGAGGAATGCTGAATATGCGCTCATGCTGCCTGCAGCCCATTCTTGAATCGGTTAAAGAACGCCGCTGAACGTGCCGCTGAATTCTCTTCGTCGTCGCGCAAGCCAGCGCGGAACACGACATAGTCCTTCAGAAAACCTACATAGAGGTCGTCGAATGGCACGTTATCGGATGTGATGTAAGTGGACAGCGCAGTTGAGTAGCTACCGAAGAACAAGTCAGGGCGAACTTTTTTGACTTCACGCACGCCATCGTTGGCATACGCGATAAGCTGGGCAGCGGTGTAACGCGTGCCAGCCGCGTCATTCAGATCAACTTGCGCGTCACTGATGATTTTGCTGAAGAGAGTTGCCATTCTTGCGCACCTTCGGTTTACGGACGACTACGACTTCCTTTTGCTTTGGGGAAACAACCGGTGCTTCTTCTGTATAGATCTCAAACTCAGGGTCATGAATCAGAGCCTGCGAATATGCGTATACAAATCCAGTTCGCTTGTTTCTCAAAAGCATTTGGTTTTCCTCCTAGAAAAAAGGGGCAGGGGCCGAAGCCCCCACCCCATCACGCTTACTTGGTGAAGAAACCTTCAACAAGAGCTTCAGACTTAATCACCTTGTAGCCATATACATTCAGGCCACGGACGATGTTGCCGAAGGTAGACTGGCTACGCAGCGACTCCATCTTGGTGATCTGAGAGGCGAAGGTGATCGCGTCACGGGTACCAGCGAATACTGAGTAACCCTTCAGGCCAGTAGAGGTACCGTCAGTTGCACCAGTGGTGGTCGGCAACAGGTTCGATACATACAGGGTGAAGCGGTCAATCATGCCGAGGCGACCGTTACGCAGCGGGGTGACAGAATCACCAGTGATGGAAGCGTCCTTCAGATCAGAAGTCTTGATCAAAGAACCCATCCAAGCCGGGATCAGCATCCAGCGACCGTCTTCCGGTGCGTTCTGCTCATCCAAGCACTGGCCCATGTCGATGATCTTGTCGATCACGTTGGACTTAGTTACCTGTACTGAAGCCGGAGTGGCAGCAGCTTGGTTACCCAAGTTGATGTCACCAGAGATTTGACCAGCAGTTGCGCCTTTGTTCTTAGTCGCAGCGCCAGCAACCAAGCCAGACAGTACGTCGGTATCGATGGCAATCTTCATCTGCTGTGAAGCGTCATTGGTGAAGATGTCCATCAGCTTGAGGTCGGACTGAACGTCATCCACGTCGTCGACAACTACTTGGAAGTACTTGCCCTTGTCGATGTTCAGTTCGATTACATCATTGGTCGGAACCTGAGAAGACAGGGTCTGGCCTTTGGTGTAGTTGTTGATGGTGATGGTCGGAACCGTACGGATCTCAACCTTGTCGCCCTGATCCTTGATCTCGCCTTCCCAATCATTGTTGGTGATTTCAGCGAGAACAGTGGTCTGGTAGAACTTGACCTGCAATTTGCCAGACCAGATTTCAGGAATGAACTTACCGGTGTAAGCGTCTGCGGTGCTACCACTGGTGTAGTAGCCGGAAGTTACTGATACGGACATTTTAGTATCTCCAAATAAATGTCCACCGCGCCTTAGGCTCTAAAGCGTCCTTCGGCTTGTGCGGCGAAGATGTCTTGCTCAATCCTCGCTGCCTCTTCCTGTGAGTACCGGCCACGTCTGAGGTCGTCGTAGAAACGTGCGACTTCAGCTGTGTTGTAGTACTTCTTGCCCTGAACTGGAGCAGACTTGCCGGTTACTTTCGGCGTTACCTGCGGCTCAAGACTAGGCTTCGGCTGCTGAGGCTCTTTGGTTTGCCCGTCTGAATATGCATTGAAGAAGTTGGCTACTCGCCAAGCGTCTAGCTTTCCATAAGCGTCGTCGAACAAGCTTGCGCGCTGTTCCCCGGTATAGGGGTCCAGTTCATTCAAGAACGATAAGAAGTCCTTGTTCTCGTTCAACTCCTGCCATTGCGGCGCCAGTCCATTTAGCTCATCAAAGAATCGCTTACGAGCAAGTGCTGCCTGCTCTTTGCGCATCTCTTCTACCGACTGCTTGAGTCCGTTTACGTCCTCATTGCCAGCTGCCTCTTTGGCCGCTCGCTTCACAAAATCGACGAAACGCTCTCCGTACTCATCCACCTCTTCTTGACTGATGTTCGTCGAAGCCGGTGTCTGGGTAGGCTGCTTCTGTTCAAGGCGCTGTTCGAGTTCTTTGATCTGAGCCTTCAGTTCGCGGATCTCTGCAGCATAGCGAGGTACTTCAGCACTGTACTTATTCGCGATGACCTTGTACTTCTGCTCCCAACTTTTGTCGTTGGGGTCGGCGTCAGGGAACTTCGGCTTCGGCTCTTCTGCGTTTTCCTCAGTCTTAACGTCTTCGACCTTGGCATCTGCCTGTACGGTCGATTCATTTGGATCGTTTTGCTGGGGAGCGCTTTCAGTAGCTTTCGCTTCTGGTTCAGCTGACTCTGTGGATGGGGCTTCTTGTTCGCCCTCTTCAACTTTTACAGGAGCCGATTCCTCGGTTTTCCCGTACGCTTTTTGATACATCTCTTCCGCAAGCTGCGCTTGCTTCTCCACTGCTCTATTAGTGCGAGGCATGGTTTACTCCGTGAGCCGATCTTCACGCAAGAGAGCCAAAC